TGTTCTCTCAGGATATGCAAATTTTATGGGATAGAGCGCATGGAGTACCTTTAGAAAAACTGCCAAAAGGGGTTTCTGATATGATTTTTCCGTATTTATTGCTTGCACTCTCAGACTATAAGACTTCGCAAATAAATAAAATGAATGGAATAGGATTAGACAATCTATTAAGCCTTTGGTTTGACAAGTACTTATTAAATAAAAATGGTTACTTCGAGCTAATTGAAAATAATATCTAAATTTAGCTATTAATATCAAATTTGATTGCTATAAAAATTTATTACGTTTAAAAATTTTTTTAGTGATTCTTTCCTAATTGGCACATCAATAGTCTTGCTATAAATATATTAAAAGGTTTGATGATGCATTCTTTAAATTTCTTTTTAGCAAATATGTGTATTATCGTTTTGATAATGCAAATCAGAAGTGATATTAAATTAAGAAAAGCGAGATAAATGAAATTTAATTCAAAAACCTTAAGCTTGATATTAAACCTGTTATTTTGCTTGTTTGTATTTATTATTTAATTTTTTAGTCTTTATTAATTAATTTACAAAGAATTCAAAAATTAATATTCAAGTTTGGTTGACTTTTATTGTTAATGAGATGATAATTACAAAAATAGATTTTTAATTGTGAGTCTTCTTTCAGATACTTTTGATGATTTTGTTGATGATCTACTTTCTTCCGATGTTAATTTATTGAGAGGGGAACTTGATTTTCTGCTTATGCAACATTTGTTTGATTCAATAGATTTAAAGGTCATACATAAAACTGAAATTGAAGATAACAGAAATGTAAGTGTTATTATCGGTTTAAATAGTGATTACGAAAAAGGAGAGTTTCATTTTCCATTTCAAGACTACACAACAACTGTAAAACGTGGAGAGGCTATAGTGTTTCCTGTCTATTTCATGTATCCACATTTTGTAGATGAACCTATTGGTAATAGGTACACCATCAATACTTGGATGATTGGATAATTATTTTTTAGTATTACCAATCGATATCTCTTTTAAAACACTTGCATCTTTACTAATAGGTGGTTTTACTGGTATTTCGTGTGTATGATTTGCAACTACACCTGCAGGATTTATTAACATAACATCTGCACATACCTTTGCATATTCTGTACCAGGTTTGAATATAATTCCAGCCTTCATGAGTTCTCCACAGTTTTTTAATCTTGCAATCTCAAAGTCTAATCTTTTATTTGCAACGGATTGATTCATTAATGCGATATTTGCGTCTGCTGCCTGTTTACATTGCTCTTGTAGTTTCTTATCTAATGGTTTTGACCATGTAGCGGATACACCCACCGATAATGTACTACTATCTTTTTGTCCTGTGCGAACTGGTTTATAATACAAAATTTGACCAGGATTGTCTGGTACATCATCATTATCTGCGTCTACATTGTTGTACACTGGGTCCATCCAATAATCCTCATAGGGACGCTTTACTGCAATATTTCCAGTGGCGAATGGGGTAACGTTTAAGGTAGGTCCTTGACATTGTATACCATTACCATATGTATTAGTAATATATGGACCTTGTAAAACCTGTATTGCCTGGTTGGTCACTGAGCCTGAACTATTCGCAACTGGATTTGCTGTTGCAGAAACACCACCCACATCAGTAGCAAATGAAGGGGTTGCTGTTCCAACCGTGAGACACAATGATATCAGTTTGAGAACGTGCTTGTTGTGTTTGTGACGCTCTGGATAGTGGTGGTCCTCTGTATTATTGTGTGATTTTTTAGCCCTGGTCCAGAATAACTTTCTGTGAATTGAAAGGCATCTCCATGATTTACCACTGTGAAGTTTGGTTTGTTGTTTAGATCCAATCCTGTCCATGTTGAAGTCACTCCATTTAATGTATTACTATTTCCTGTCGTTGTTGGTGCAGAAATAGTAGTCCCATCATTTTGAATATTTGTCCCCGTTATTACATACTGATACCCAGTATCGTACTGCATTGAATTGATCGTCTCCGACACCGTAGAAGTCGTTTCCGTATTTGAGGTCATCGATCCCTGTGTAAAATTCGGGACCACGGGCACTGCATATGCAGATGGTATGATACTAAAAAGAAGTAGTAGTATACTATATCTTTTCATTGTACCTCAAAATTAGTTGATTGTCAATTCGTTTACAAACTGTCCAGTAGCTACAGTACCTGCTCCACCTGCTGTTACTGTAATAACACCTGCAGATGTAACTGTACCTGCTAATGTATCTTTTGAACCAGCTGCAGTTGATACTTGACTAGAGAAGTTACCAACTTGACCTACTGTTGGAGCTGATGTTGGAACTGCGTCAGCTTGAATATAGGAACTCGAAAAGCTGAAAGCTGAACCTGCTGTATCTTGAGTTGCTGCAATTGTACCAGGACTATAAACACCAGAAGTGATGGTTCCTGCAGATACTGTACCTGCTGTTGTACCATCAGTGGTGTCGATATTCGATCCAGAGATCGTATATGTCGAACCAATTCTATCAACCTGTGTTGCTGCTGCATTCACAGTTAACTGAACACTACTGGATAGTTTATGAGTGAGATCAGCCATAGCAGGTGAACTAAAACCCGCTAACAATAATATAGGTAATAGTTTTTTCATCTGTAAATTTACCTATTGACGTAGCTTTATTTAGCAAACTTAAACTTAAGGTTTGCAAATCAAAAATTTGTGTTATACTATAGGTACAGTTTAAAGACACTATGAAGTTATTTTTGGATACCGCAGATACAGATTTAATAGAAAAACACTTTCAAACAGACTTGATTGATGGTATCACAACAAATCCAACTCTGATTATGAAGAGTGGTAGAGACCCAGAAGATGTTTATCAACAGCTAATAGACTTAGGTATTGATGATATTAGTATGGAAGTTGTTGGTGACTTTGACGAAATGTATATGGAGGGGTTACGTCTTTCTCGTAAGTTTGGAAAGAACGCAACAATTAAAGTTCCTTGCACACCTGCAGGATTAAAAGTATGTAAGAAGTTATCAAGAGACTTGGTAAATGTAAATGTGACATTGATATTCTCGGCAGCACAAGCAATACTTGCTGCAAAGGCAGGTGCGAAGTATGTTTCACCTTTTGTTGGTAGAGTTGATGATAATTCTTTTAATGGCATTGAGTTGATTGACCAGATAAGTGATGTATATACAATACAGAATATAAGAAAGACAGAGATACTTGCAGCATCAGTTCGTGATGTTAAGACAGTATCTGATTCATTTGCATCAGGTGCTCACGTTGTAACTATGCCACCATCTGTCTTTGAGAAAATGTATAATCACGTTCTTACAGACAAGGGTTTGTACCTCTTCGATATGGATTGGGCAAAGGTCAAAAGGTAACGAAATCAACACACTTGACATAATCTCAACCTTGTGTTACAATAAATACCATTACATAGAACAACGGGATCGAAAGATCGTGCCCCTGCGTAGAATGTAAAATTCTAGTCGAAAGAATTTCCATCCGCAGGTTTTTTATTGCTTGCGAGATACTATAAACAAAAAAATGATTAAATCAACAATCGCTGCAGTAGCAGCAACCCCTTTCCTATTCGCAGGTGCAGCTTTTGCTGGTCCATACGTCAATTTGGAAGCAAGCGGTTCATATCCTGATGGTGCATATACATCTGGTGGACTTGAAGCAGTAGTCGGATATGAGGGAGCAACAGAGTCAGGAATCGGTTGGTACATTTCTGGTGGTCCTACAGTAACTCATACAGAGTCTGCTGACGAGTTCGGTGATGTAGAATTCATCGGATACCTTGGTGGTTCTTATGATAAGTTCTACGGAGAAATCTCTGGAGTAACTGCTGAAGATGATGTTGACTGGTCTGCTAAAGCTGGTGTTAAATTCACTTTCTAAGTTGAAGTAACAACCTGATACAAGACTCCTTCGGGAGTCTTTTTTTATGAAGTGATATATAATTATGATATCGTAACATTTTGTAATGACTAGTAAAGCAAAGACACTATTAAAAGTTGGATTACCACTCGTTATAGTAATTCAACTTATCTCAATTACATTTTTATTGGCAAGAATCAACAGAGATAAAGCATTCTCTTGTAAAACTGCCAGAGAGTATTTGGTGTGCAGACAAGTAGAACTACCATAATTAAAGTTGATATATAATAAAAACAAGTGAATGAAGAAAAAGTTAGAATGTTAAAAATGGAACCAATAAGAGTAAGATGTCGTGTCTGCAGTAAAGAAGTGAAGGCACG